TGGGAGTGAGACCTTGATTCTCTCATCTTCTCCCCCCCCCGAGCCGACTAAGGCTTGGAGGAAGGGAGACCCGCGAATGACGTCGCGAGGCCCGTGGGTGAAGACCCGACAATACTAGAGGTGGAATGATCCACTTAGTTATGATGGGTCTAGAGTACTGATTTTACGTTTCTGTAAACGTTATGTATTTTACGACCACTGACTGGCGGAGTTGATCACGCGCTCAAGCGGGGACTACTAAGGGTCCCTGTCTTACTATGTTTTGCATCAAGACATTAAGCGCAAAGATTTTGACGTTAATCGAGAACGTTAGATCCCGCGATGGAGGGATCCAAGGAGGGTGAAAGACCCTCCCCCGGGGGGTGAATACCCCCCACGGGAGCTTAGGCTCCCACACCGGCCTTAGGTCCCAGTCAACCCTCACTAGGAGGGACGTAACGAGGATCGATAGGTCGGCTGGCTTTAAGTCATGGTCCGTAATTGATGGATCTACACTTATCACCGGATGGTTTCACAGTTTACCAAAAACTGTAGGTGGGCGTTGTCGGCGAACTTACCGATCACGCGTCACGAGTCGAGAGTGAACTCAACCCGCGCTCCGCCCGTGTTTCCCTAGCTGTAGTCAGGGGGAAACGTGCCCGGAGTCTTCTTTTACGTCGAGACACAAACGACGGGTCAAAGACCGCTCAGACACCGAAGTTGTCGGGTACCTGAACGATGTTGATCTGGCATACTCCTGCCGAAACGTTCTTGAGACCTAGTTGTAGGACACATCCAGCGGATGTGACACTCACTATTGTCAAAAGTTCGTAGGCGGATCCTGCGAGGACACCACCCGCGAAGGTTTGGTTTAGGACGACTCCGTTGGTAACAACAGGAGTCATCGAAACCGAATCTCCGGCCTGGTAGTTAGCGGTGTAGGCGGTGACCAAGAATCTTCCGCTCCCTAGTGAGGGAGGAAGGATTATATTGGTTCCGGTTCCGATAACTTGTTGCAGGACGACCTGGTTGGAAGACAACACTCCAGTAATGAGAGGAGCATTGGCAGCAGACGAGGCCGTGGTAGACGATAGGAAGATGTTATCCACAGTCGAGGATACTAGCTGTTTCTTGTAAAATGTGATGTCATAAGACACCCACAATTCACCGACAGTAGTACCAGCAGTCGACATCCCCTGGGTAGCAATCTGGAAATTTCCAAGAGTGGAGAAATTCAGATTTGCGGGCCGGGGCGTGGTATACATCACATCGAGAGGACGCTCTCGTGGATCACACTCAACTCCATGGAGAAGGTTAGAGGAGGGAACGGTGCTACAAGCGTAGTCAGCGTTCTCCATAACCTGCTTGGAGGGATAGAGGGGATCATTCACGTCATAGTCGGTGGCCATGATGACGGCTCCAAGGGCTTGAGATGTGCCGTTGAAGGTGGAGGATGTGGTGTGGAATTCAAACACGATTCCATGGGGCTCCCACTGATCGAACAAAGGTGCGATTCTTGAGAGCCATGGGAAGGTGTTCTGGTCCTCGGGAGTGATAGCGAAGGATTGTCTTGTAAAAAGAGATGATCCACTAACTAAAGCTCCTGTGACGATGTTTCCGATGAATTCGCGCTCAGTGAGTCGAACTCCTCGTTTTCCATCTCCCTGGAATTTAGGGACAGAATTACCAGACACACCAGCCATGAGGGAGTTGCCCTTGATGCGAGTAGAGTAGTCTCCGTAGCCGAAAAGCTTCGAGAGTTGCTCACCAGCAAGAGCGCCAAGGTCCCCTTGACCAAGAAGCGAGCCCAGAGCCCGTCCTGCCATGCTAGCACCTTTCGAAATAGTAGGTGTAGCATGAACAAGACTTCGCTCAAGATGATCGATCTTCTTCTCAAGACGTTTCGCAAGATCTGGTTCATTTGCGACGTCCGAGGTATAGTCTCCTCTACCGCGGAGTTTCTGGCGGGTTCCCCTTGTGGCGGGAACAGACCTTCTTCTAGAAGCGGAAGCATTAGCTTTGGTCGGCATTCTAGGTGATGGGTGTCTATGTATTGGATCCAGTTAGACGTTAGACTGGACTGTACATGAGATGAGCCCTCGAATGGCAGCAACATCGAGGGTGGAGCCGTGCAGTCTCTCGGCGTTTTGATTAGCACGGAAGTATTAAGGCGGTTAGCCACCGTTTTGGTCCTTTTAACTCATCAAACCCAATGGAGATATAGCTCTGCCTGTGCTGGGGTGTTGACCCCCTTCGACCCGAAGGTCGGACGATCTGTTAAAGTCTGATGCCAGATGACTAGAGTGTTGACTCCCTTCCCTTACGGGGACGATCTCTTTAAAGTCTGATGCCAGAAGACTTAACCACCCATCATTCAAATAACTCACGCTCTTGAGGAGTCATTTGATAGATGTACCCGCGATTGAGAGCTCGAAGCTCTTTCTCTTGGACTCGGCGGCGACTTCCTTCACGATCACGGATGGAAGCCACTTGCCTTTCAAGAGCGGGAGGAGGCGATACCAGACATAAGACGGTATCAAAATCCTCCCAATCCTGGGGGACGGAACTCGGGATGTCGAGTTCGTCGGGGGATGGGGTCACGATGTCTTGGTGCGGGACATCTGGGACGTAGACTTTCGAAAATGGTCTCTCAACGAAGAGAGAAGCATTGTTCGGATTCGAGTCTTTGGCCGGGACGAAGGTAGAACGAGAGATCCTAACGGGTGTGAAAGGAAACTCTGTCATCTTGTCGAGGGGATAAAGATCGATTAAATCGCGACCAAATTGCTTCGTCAATTGGCGAAGACGATTGGAGGAAAGTCTACATCGCGCTTTTAGGCCATGGGATTCTTCAAGCTCAGGAGGAGAATGAACCATGGCAAGCGGTTGAATGCCGGATTGGTCGGTAAAGGGCTCATAACCCTCAGGAAGAGGTGTTCCTAAGGGGTAGAGCTCTACTTCGACGCGGCGATTCAAATGACCGAGGGTAGCGAGGGGAGTAGCCAAGTCAGATTCAAGAAACACCAATGAATCCAACTTAAAACTCGATTCCTGTCCGGTGTAAGTATACATCGCAGAGAGAAAGAGTGATTGGGCGATCCGACGCTGCTCCGGGGAGAACCGAGGTTCAATCCCGGGAGGTACCGAGAATCCAAGCCCTCCGAGAAGAGGATGGGCAAATATGTTCAAAGTAGTAGAACCAAATCTAGTCTGTTTAAGGATTTCGATTTTGTGATACTTCAAGAACCATTTGTGAGCTTGAGATGGATTCAAGGCGCTGAGAACGGACCCGGCGTGCCAACCAGATAAAGGAAGGGCACCGAGAGCTTCTCGTCCTGTGAGTTTCGCCTGGCCAGTCAGGAGGCCGACATTCAGGAAACCTGCAATTAAAACAGTAGGTACCTGGGAGACCAACCAAGGAATGGTTGAGTCGTCCATGTCGGCCCAAGACCACCCTCGCCAGAATTGAGCGGGAGTTAAGGCAGGGCGATACTCGATCGGAATGGAGTTGACTGTGAAGAACCGAGGATGACGAAAATTCTTACCAACGGATTTGTTAAATCCAACCTTGGAGATTTCCCTCGACCAATTTTCATAATGAATATCGGAAGAACGAAAAAGAATATCGTCACCGTTCACGAGAACAGCAAGGCGATCCATCAAACGGCGACTTTTGAGAATGTCGGAGGCGTTTGGAAGGGACTGTATGTAGGCGAAAAGGTTGGCCAAACATAAGAGGGGGAAAGACAGAACACTACCCATGAGTTGTCCGTTCTTCTGCACGACAGGGTCTATTTTAGTCCACGAGGGATAAATAAGAACCTGTTCGAGCAGAGACGAAGCAATGACCTCACGGTAAGGTTGGTCTTCCGGATCAAGGTTATCTAGAATTACTTCCAAGATGACCTTCGACAAACGGATGTCCAGTCCATCTGTCGCAGCTGAGTAGTCCCCAGATACAAAGGGGTCCTCGCCGCCACCATTCTTTCGATGTCTTTCAATCAAAGCGTGAATGATAGCTTCGGTTACTGGTTCTCCAATGAGTTGGAAAACTGGCGAGGATCGGAGATATTTCCAGAGTGCCACTTGAAGTGGTCGGGAAACATGGGTCCGAACTGCGTCCATGGCGGTAATCAATCTGACCTTTAAAGGCTCAAGAACCGAGGCGACCCTAGCATAGGGAAGACCTGCGGCATCGGGTTGCTCAATTAAGAGTTTCTCGATTTTGTCATGAGTGTGGGGTGAGAGATAGGAACGCGACTTAGCTGGAGTATACGACAACGCAAGAACTCGCCAGTCTCCTGCGGTTAGAGGTGGCAAGCCTCTCTCCTCAACTACCTGATAGCCATTGGGGTTGAACATCCGGATTAACACGTCAGATTCAGTCGTGTAAAGTCCATGATATTCAGCCGTGAGAGTCCGGAGAAACTCACGAGCACCCCCTCCTTCGCGGGAGTTTTCGACGCAAGCCTTAGTCGACCCTTCAATGTGTGGAAGGGCGGAGAAGATCTTTGGGCATCGAAATCCCTTGAAGAAGGTTTCTGCAAACAACTTAGCAGAAATCAGATCAGGATCCGAGGTGGGGGGTGTGGAAAGCTGGGTGGCGTGCTTGTTCATAGATTTTGCAATGAACGATGACGGCACCTGAGCAAATCCACGCTTGGATTGGGCTAGGCCGAATACCGCGCGATAGTAGTGCATTGAGTCACTACGGTCGGCTGGGTAAACAGCGAGCCTACGAAGGTAACGGCCAGTCTCACCCGAGAAGAGGGCGGACATGGCGCTTCGTTTCCAAGAGGTCGGCATTGGCGGCAGAGGGTTTTGCAAAAACCGTGCGAGAGGCCAATCCTTCCAATACTTCGCATTCGGCACGAAGTCGATCTCACTCCATTGAGCCATCTCACGGAGAACAGTGGTTGAGTCTGTTCCGTCGAGATGCCCAACGTAATCAGGGTCCCGGGCGCAAACGCCGCAGGAATCGATTAAGACGAGTAACACAGCACGTAATCCCGAA